GGCGTCCGAAAACTATCGAAGACATCATATTACTTCCAAGAATTAGAAAAGAATTAGAAAGTGGTGTAAACCAACACTATATCTTTCACGGTCACTACGGAACCGGTAAAACTAGTTTAGCTAGAATACTAATCGGTAGATACTCAAAAGAAACTCCTTACTTAGAATTAAACTGTTCAATGGATACATCAATTGATGTTCTTAGAACTGAAATTGATAACTTCTGTAAATTTACTCCTATGATGGATACTAATTCAGATATTAAATATGTATTCCTAGATGAGTTTGAAAGAGTTTCTGCGAACTTCCAAGATGCTTTTAAAGCTTTTATAGAAAGATACAACAGAAATGTTCGTTTTATCATTACAACGAACCATATAAACAAAATATCTGATGGACTAAAATCAAGAATTAAACAAATTGGATTTGATTGTCAAGGAGTAGAAGAAGAAAAATATCTTAAACAAGAAATTTATAAAAAGATTACCAATGAAATTCTTCCTAAAGAAGAATCAGAGATACCAAAAGAAGATTTAGTCAACATTATTACTAAAAAGTTTCCAGATTTTCGTTCAGTATTAGTTGAAGTTCAAAGTTATTTAGAAACAGGTTCTATAAGTGATGGAACAGGTAATGTTTCTGCAAAAGTGAAGTTAGAACTTTATAATACTTTATATGAAGATTTAGACTTTGAGAAAACATATCATTTTCTAATGTCAAACTTTGGGGCTGAGAAAATTGATGTGATGATTAAATTATTAGGAAAACCTTTTATTGATTGGTGTATTACAGATAAAAAAGAAAGTGTCAATAAATTATTTGAAACTGCTTATGTAATTGCAGATTATACTTCTAAGTTGGAAACTGCAACAGATCCTCTTATATTAGGAATTACAATTATAGGAAAATTTAGAGATATATTAAAAAACCCAGTCTAACTGGGTTATTTTTTTTTATATATAGTTCATGGCAAATAATTTTAATTTTATAGATTTCTATATCTGTTATCCAGGACATCCAATGTTTAAATTGGCAGAACTTATCGAAGATGACGTAATCAGAGTTATCATACAAAAGTATGAAATGATTATCTTTACTAATAAAGGTGAAGTTTTAGGTGAGCCTAACTTTGGTGCTAATCTAACAGAACTACTACACGAAACTAGATTATCTGCGGAATCAATTGAAGGAGAAATAATGGCACAAATTGCTGATTATATACCAGAAGTAGATTCTGTTCCTTATGAACTATTCGTAGAATTTTTTGAAGATCCTGAAAGATACCAAGAATATATGGTTATAAATTTTACGGTTTCTGATTATCAAGTTTATGCGACAGTAAGTTAAAGTCTATAAGAATTATTGTTCCAATAGTTTTCACCATATTCAACAAATATTTCCTCACCAGATTCTATATCTCTTGTTGCAACAAGAACAACATCATCACCATCCATTGAAATGATACAATTATTTTTAAAGCCAGTATTAGAACCCTCTGCATCATTTGCATATTTTGCAAAACAATCAGTTTGTTTACAATCTAATATATCACCATTTGGTAGGTTCATGAAATAATCATCATCTCCTGATTCAGTTCTTGATTTAATTTCTTCATCCGAAAGTATTTCTCCTTTAAAAATAGAAATAACCTCGTCTTTTTCAATATCAATTGCGGTGAATAAACCTCTTCCAGAATTAGGTATCTGTGAAGTTTCTACATATAAATAGTCTGATTCATCAGAATCAATTCTATCAAAATCAAAATTTTCAAAAGTTTTTAAGTATCTCATATCTTTTATTTATTTTATTGGACAATGATTTGCAGAGTAGATATATTTAAAATCCCTCTTTATTTTAACACCAAATGATTTAGCCGCAGTTTCAACATCTAAATAACACTCTGAATCAGAACCACCAACCATAACAACTTCTTGTCCTTTTAGTTCAGTGAATAGTTCTTGTAGTTTTTTCGGTAAATGATACCACTTATGATTATTTCCAATATAAATTATAAATGTACCTTCTTTAGTATTGAATGTATCACCTCTTTTTAATTCTTTATTAGACTCTTTTTCTTTTAAATCTTTATAAACATCTTTACTTAAAATCTTTTTATAAAAATCCACATCTACATCATAGTTATATCTTTTCTCTATTAAATCTTTTTGATTAGGAAAACGATATAAATCGTTATGAACTGGAATATCTGGATTCTCATCATATAGATAATCTTTATCTACATTCTTACCATCGACGTGGTTATCCCAAATTTGATAGACTGATTCAAACTTCTTACAATAGTTTTTTAATTCATGTAAATACATTTCAGTAAAAAACTTTCTAAAAGACTTTTGAACATCAACAATTATCAATGTTTGTTTATCTTGAAAATTATCAAATATTCTCAAGTGTTTCATTTAGTCTAACATTGCTAGTTTTTTTCTAATAATTGTAATTATAGATTGAATACCATTATTTATATTACCATAATATTGTCTTCTATCTATAAGTGCTGGATATAAATGACGAACATCATTATAATAACTACCTGGACGCATTCTATCAAATAAACCATTTAAGTTAGTTATAGACATTCTATCAGATCTTAATAAACTTTTTATAGAATAAATCTCTTGTATTAGAAATTCAACATCCTCTAAAGTATCTACTTTGATTGATGAAATATATTTATTTATCTCTATAGATAAGTTATCTATATTAGATAGTATTCTAAGATCTTTATCCGTCCAATCTTCATTAGTCTCTGCTTTAATTCTATCTTTAAGTTGTTTAAGTAATCTGTTTGTACTATCTACTTTTTTAATTGAATTATCCAATAAGCTTTTATATTTATCGTTAATAATAGTAATAATATCTATAAAGTCTCTATCCAGTTTTAAATCTTCAACTGCTGTTCCTACTAATCCATCTTCTGCAGATTGATTATCTATTTTTTCTGCAGTTTTTATTTTTTTAATCATCTTAAAGATATAACCTGCTATAGTTGACAGAGTATCCATTTCATTAGTACTTGCAGAATTATTTAAGAAGTACACACAAGATCTAGCACCAAGAGCTCTAATAGCCATACTAGTAAATTTACTAACATCTTGTAATTCTCCAGTTAGTTTAAAATTAGTGGCAATTTTATCAAAGTATCTTTTAATATTTGCTTTCTTTATATCATCATTAGATATAAGAGCAGTTGCACCTGCTCTTAATTCTGTTCTACCAGATTTTAATTCTGTTTTCTTTACAACTCCCAACTTCTCTAATTTAGAGAAGTCTAATATAATTGCAAAGTTTGCATCTTTCAATGTAGAAGCAACTTGAACAGGTCTAATACGGAAGTTAGACATATCAAATAATGTATTATATCCATAAGGATCTTGACCACCTGCATTAGCTTTAGCTTTTAATAAATTTATATTATTAACTCTGGATTGACTCATTTGCCAATATCTACCTGCTATTTGATTCCAACCAGTAGTTTCTCTAGGATAGTTATTATAATAACTCGCAGTATTTTGTAATGCAAAAACCTTTGTTCCTGACCAAGTTTGAGCTTTCATAACATAACTAACAACTTGTGGATATAACTCATTTCTCCAACCACCATTATTAACTAAGTCTAACGCAATAATATCACCTGTTTCAAGTTCATTTATACGCGACTTTGGAATTCTTTTAACTACATCATAATCTACAAGATTTGGTGAGAATGTTGTTGCTGCGGTATTAGTTGATGCTCTATAAATACCATCTACTGCAGTTGTAGCAATATACTTACCTTCAGCATTAAACCAAAATTTAAGTAAAGATAAATCTGATCTTTTAGGCTTGATACCAGTACCTTTACAAGTACCACAATCAACAACTCTAAATCCTCTACCCCAAGGTCTTCTTACTTTACCGTTATCACATCTTTCACCATGAATAAACTCACCTACTGCACCACAAGGTTGGTCATCAGAAACAACATTGTTGAATCTCAATGCTTTATTAAAAGGCAAATAAGTAAATAAGTCATCTGTAAGTTTAGACTCAGGTATGTCAAATTTTTGACATACTGTTTTTAGATTTGATAAAAAGTTATTTTTATCATCTTTTCCATTAATATGTTTAAGTGTTGCGTTAAGTGTTGTAGCATCAAATGCTTCAAATAATTTTATATATTTTAGATTTTTCATATTACTGGTCCAACTATTTCTATTTTTAATCCTTTACTTCTAAGAGATGATATTATTGATTTACTTTCTTTAGTTACTAAATCTCCAGAAATTATCAATTTCTTTAGACTATCTGATACAATTGATTTCAAATCTTCTGCAGAATCTAAAGTATATAATACTTGTAACTCTTCTAATGACTTGAATGTAGAGAAGTCAAAAGATCCAACATTATCACAACTAATTATTTGTAGTTTTTTAATATTTGGATTTGACTTATTAATATCTTGTAAAACATCATTAGAAAATTTACATTTATCAAATGCTATATTTGTTGTTTTGATATTATCAAAGTCTTTTAAAGTATGTATTTCAATGAATTTAAACTTAATCCAATCTAATGTGATATTTAAAGTTAGTAAACTATCTGGTATTTCAGTAGTTTCAATAATCAATTCTTTAATTCTTGCATTTGGATCAACTCTAACATTTTTCCAATTACCAATTTGACTTAAATATAATGTCTTAATGTTTTTACCAATCATCTTACCTTGAGTAAGTGATAATTTATCTTGATATGGTGAGTCTAATGCATCTTCAAAATCAATATCTGGAGTATATAAATATCTATCACCTCTTTGACCAGTACTTACATTTTTACTATATTTAGTAACTATTTCTTCAAATTTATCTTGCATTCTATCTGGATAAGCTCTATCAAAATATAATTTTGTAGGAGCATTTTCTTCAAATGATTCTAGATTTCTAATAATCATTCTAGATAATGGTAAATGTTCTGATATTTTTTCACCTTCCCAGAAAATAGGAGTTTCAAAAATTAAAAATGCCGGTATACTATTTGGATCAAATACATTTGCCAAAACCTGACGACTATATCCACCACTATATAAGTGTTGACATGAAGAATAGAATTTAGAAATAGACATATTTAAAATGTCTTTTGGATTATGACTAATTTTTAAGAAAATATCTTTATTAAAAATTTCAAAGTCTAATTTATATTGTGTATTCTCATTTGTTGCTGCAAAGTTTATAAAACTACCTAGGTTTCTGTTTTCGGAAAATAAATTTGATGATGCTATTTTATCCATAGTAGACCATCCTTCAACATTTGCGTCAATACATTTATCAACTAAATCATTGTAATCTACAATGAAAGAGTTTATATTGATTAAGTTATTACTAAAAGCTAAATCACCGGGTTTCTTTTCAACTCTAATCATATTACCTTGTTCATCTCTGATTGGTCTATTTGATTCATCTTTAGAGATTACAGAAGTTGCCATTGTATCAGGAATTGATAGTTTTCTAAAAACTGAACTGAATATAGCAAGTATTTGATCTAATTTAGGTTTTCTAATATCAAATCCCTCAAAAATTCTTTCATATGTAGCTTTATCTTCTCTAAATAGATCAGTATTGATAGATTGATTTAAAACATTACCAAATTGTTCTGGTAAACTTGAAAACAAAGTAAAAAGCTGTGGCATATCTGTTTGACAAAATACACCTAATACATCATTCTTATCTTCTTCAGATAACTTCCAACTTCCTTGTATAATCTTATCAGTAGGTGTTACCTCTTCATAATCTAAGTATTTCTCTCCCCATTTTGATATTACTGCTTTTGCTTGTCTTGGTAGAATAACATCACGTAATTTAGCTTCTAAAAAAAGATTTCTGTTTTTAATCCATTTCATATTAGTATAATTATAATTTATTGTGATTTATATATTAAAAAAAATTATCTTAAAAACATATTTTTTCATATATTTGTACAATCAATAAACAAACTAATAAAAAAACTATATAGTTAAAAAAGATTTTAATATGGAAAAAGAAATAAGAACAGTCTTCAATGAAATTACATTTACAAACTTATGTAAAACTGGAACAGTAACACATGGTATTGGTTATAATAAAACTGATGTTTATTTTACTAAGGAAGATGTAAGAAAATTAGCAAAAGGTGAAATGGTAACTAAAAATGAGAACGATCAAGTATTCTTATATTTACTTCAAGATCTAGGAATTGAGTTGATTAAAGAGATAATTAGAAGATCTCCAATCTATGGTGAAATGTATTACGAACTTTAATAAAATTAAATATGACTGCAATTACAATACTACAAACTACAGTATTCGTACTATCACTATGTCTTTTAGGTTCACTACTAGGAATTGTTAAACTTTACTCTAAATGTGAAGAAATAAGAGAAGAGAAAGACAAAATCACAAAAGAAAAAGATCAAATTAAAAAAGATAAAGATAAAGCAGATTCTTTTAGAAAAAATTTAATTTCTATAGAACCTGGTCATAAAGTTATTTATCCAGACTATGGACTTAGTTGGACTGATACGGATAAAGATGGTAAAAAAATGAAACCAGAGTCTTTCAAAGTAACTTATGAATTAGAAGTTCTAGAGGTAACTGAGTATAGGATCAAAGTCAAAGCAGTTGACTTTACATCAATGGATCAAATCGGAAGAGATGCTTCAAAAAAATCAGGTATAATTCAATTTATGCAAGATAAATGGATAAATAAAAATGAGGTTCAACTTATAGTTGATGATTCTGTTAAAAGAAATCTTAAACTTGAACAATTAGGTATAGAATAATGAAAATAATTTACTTTGCTTCACCGTACTCAGATAACAATCCAGACGTTGTTACTGAAAGATATAATAAAACTTGTAATAAAGTCGCCGAACTTGTATCACAAGGCCATATAGTTATGTCACCTATTGTATATGGTCACACTTTATTACAATATAAAGAAATGCCTGGTGACTGGCAATTTTGGAAAAATTTCTGTGAATCATTTTTATATAAATCAGATGAAATGTTTGTATATAAAATAGAAGGTTGGGATAAATCAACTGGACTTCTAGCAGAAGTTGAACTAGCGAAATCACTAAATATTAAAATTACTTATTTAGAAGAATAAAAAAAGTCGAGATTGTTCTCGACTTTTTTATTTTAACTTTATCACTCTAATATTAGACTTATCTAAGTAGAATTCTTTTAAATTTTTATTCAATATCAATTTAGAGGATTTCTCACCGATCACAATTTGATTCTCAAACTCATCTGATAAGTAAACATTATATCCTAAATCTTTAATATAAGTATCATATATATGATTAGAAGTGATTATCCAGTTATTTGATGTAAGACCATCTAATTCTTTTTTAAGTCGTTTATTTGACTTTAAATTGAATAATTTAGATACTATATTCTTTGGATAAAAATCCAGTTCTTTTGATTGACAATCAGACATTAGTTCAAACAAAAAAGTGTTAGTATCTTCCAAAGAAGTTACTAACAAATCTTGTAATTGATAAACTTCTACTTTATTTGAAGTTCTTATATTTCCATTTTCTTTAAAAGTCTCACTAATAGTAAATTCAACTGGATTTTCATCCACCCAAATTACTTCATTAAAGTAAGATAATAATAAATATTCTATTGATTCAGTTTCCATAATTAAAAATCACAATCAAAGTAATCTAAAACCATACCATTTCTATCGTTTACAAAAAGTAACTCAGATCTTTTAACTAATTGATATTCAAAATGACGACCAACTTTGAATAAAGTTCTTACAAAAGGAATATCTTCATTATAATTTACTTGACCTTCATCAACCATTAAACAAAGAACTTTTTTATCATCTTCTGAATTATAATTTACTATTTCTTCATCATAGTCTTTTTGTAGTCCTGTCTTACCAAAACAAATAAACTTTGTTTTTAATTCTTCACCAGTTGGAGTCCATTTGATAGAAATATCATCTCCTATCTCTAAATTAGAATCTTCTTCTTTTAGATAAAGTCTTATCCAAAAATAAACTTTTTGTTCTTCAACTACTTGTTTTATTTCTTGTTCTTCTTTACTTATTTCGTCAGATAACTCAGTAGTATCTAAAGTTTTAACTTGTTCAACTAAATCCTCTAAGTAACCAATTGTTGTAATATCACTCATTTAATAATTTACTATTTTCTAGTTATATATCTTTTTTCAAATTAGTTTCAATATTCCTAGGAATATCATGTTTATCCAAATCTTCATGTGTCAAGTCAAAACCATAAGAAATATGTTTTTTATATTTATTACAAAACAATTGTACTCTTTCTTCTAATGTTAGTTCTCTCATATTTATTATATGAAGAATATAAATGTGAGTTTAAAAAATAATATATAGTTTATGAAATGGATTAAAACTTATGAAGAACTAACACCTAAAATCTATAGAGATGCTGGACAAAGATTTATGTATATGCCTCACAAAGTAGATAAAGGTAAAAAGTTAAAAGATTACGGATCAGAAAAAGAATGGGGTGTTTATAATATTGAACTTGTTAAAAGTTATAGTGATTTAACTCATGAAGTTAAATTTACAAATCCTAAGGCAAAGTTTATTCTAAATGCGAAAACACCGGGTTCAAATGTAGTAAGTGATATTAATACAAGATATGAAGATATATCAGAAGAAGAAATGCTTGATCTTTGGAGTGATGCACAAAGAGAGTTATACTTTACAATACAATTTTATTTTGATCCATTAGAAGAAACAAAAACAAGAATTGGTAGTATATTGCCAGGATGGGATGTTCCGTTATTTTCTTTTAAAGTAAATTTATCTAATTGGGATGATGGATTAGAAAGTTGGAATAGTCCAGATGATTGGGATGAAGAAGATCCACCAAAACAATACACATTACAAGAACTTTATGATGATTGTAGTGAATTAAACATTAGTTTAAGACTTCCTCAAGCCAATCCAAAACAGGTATATATGCCAGCTGGTCAGGGATATCGTGATGTTTATTATTATGGCATATTCTCAGATAGAAATAGTGCATTTAAGTTTAAGAAATTACTACCAAGTCTTATAGATGATCAGATAGAAGGGGAAATTTGGAAGGTATTTTCATTATTAGGAGATTCTAGAAACTTCCAAAAATGTATTCATGCTTTAAAATATGGTATAAAAGTAAATCAGTTGTATGATGATACGAAAACACTTAGAGGTTCAGCAGATTATAAAAACCCAAATAAATGGTTTCGTTATAGTATTGCAGATATACCAAGAGAATTACCTAAAAAAGAAGAAATTAAAGAAGAAGAGCCAAAACAATTGGAACAACCTAAGGAAGAGCCAAAATCAATGTGGTATCAATCAAGAACATAAAAAAAGAGGATAATATCCTCTTTTTTTATTTAAACTCTATTATATCGTGGTCACTTAAAGGTTTTCTCGGTTCATTAGAAATCAATTCGTGTCTTTTACAACACTCTAAAATATATTTAGAATGTTCTATATAATCTTTTCTTACTTTAATTGCAAGTGGACTATCATTTAGTGCAGTAGCTTCTGGATATTTAACTAAGGCATATCCTAAAGTTAAGTGCATTCCATAGAATGGTTCTCTTGATAAACCCATAACTTCTCTAATACTTTCCGCTTCTGGACAGTGAACTCTTAACCACCAGTGTTCACCATTACTTCTTGGTTCAGTTTCAACATAGAAATCAATTTCTTTACCATTGAAGATTTGTGCAAATTGTTCAAATGTTTTAGCATCCATTTTATCATTGATGAAAGTAACGTGAGTTCCTCTCAAGGTACTATTTAATTCAAGACTAAATCTTTTCTTTAAAAACCAAGCGTAGTATCTATCTAACTCACAATTAGTACGGATCATAGCAACTCTCTTCCAAGAAGCTTGACTAACATGCTTCTTAGTTTTGTCCTCAGGACTGAAATCTAATATACCTCTTACTTTAAATACCATACGACAAAGATAGTAAAATTATATATAAAATAAAAATCAAAGTTATGAAAACTAAAACAAGACAAGAAATTTCTTTTTTAAGAGAGAAATTTTTAGTAGAATATTGTAAAAAGATGGGTTGGAACCATAATGAACTATCAACTAGTCAAATGTTACATATAACTAAACAAAATGGTTATCAAAACCCACTAAACTAATTGGTAAAATAAGATATAATTAGAAAAATAATAAATTAGTAATGAATACACATTCTTTTACCTATATAATTGGATATAGACACAGCCCGGATAGGCTAAACAATCTTAGACGAGTTCTTGATTGGATAAATGGGTTTGCAAATGTAGAAGTTATTCTTGTTGAACAAGACAAACACTCTAAGATATCACACTTATCATTAAAATGTAAACACATCTTTATAAAAACTAATAAAGCATATAATAAATCTTGGGGATATAATGTTGGATTAAAGTCTTCAAATACAAATATTGTAATATTTGGTGATGCAGATACTATAGTAGATCCAAATAAACTTATTGAGTCTATTCAATCACTTGATAAATATGAAATGGTTAGTCCACATAATTCTATGGTTGATCTTTTTCCTAATGAAGCAAATATTCAATATGAAGACATATTAAAAATAAGTAGACCTGGTAAAGAAACTTCTTTATGTAGTGGAATTTCTGTATTTAGAAAAGCGGCTATACAAAAAATAGGTGGTTGGAATGAATCATTTATTGGATTAGGTGGTGCTGATGAGTTTTTATCACATAAAGTTAAAAACTTTTTAACAAGTAATGTATTACCAATCAGTGCTTATCATTTCTTTCATAATAAAATTGATACTAATCCAGTAAATGAAAAGATTCTTCAACAAATGGTTGGAATCTCTAAAGAAGATTTAGTTAGATCTATAAATATGAGTGCACAAAAAATAGGTATGCGTAATTTCTATGATACTTTCTAAAACCGAAGATGAAATAAAAAAGGAAATAAAATACTTATGTAATTTTTCCGAAAAACAACATAATGGGTCAGTTGCTACTATATCTTACATGGATTATATAGAAGAAGACACATTAGAAGAACAATTGAAGGTAAAATCACAAAATCGAGAATTGGCAATTGATATTGTAACTGGTGAAAAACAAGAATCTGCTTGGGATAATAGAGTTGATCTACCAAAAAATGATAATTATACACAGACTATTAGTCCAAAAATATTTTCAATGACTGTACAAGCAACTAAATTTACTTCTTATGAAGATTTACATACAGATCTATTAAAATATATTGAAAAATTTACACAAGGACAACCTGTTTTAAAAAATGGAATGTCATCATTTGATTTAACTATAACTAATGATCCTGATAAAACTTCTAGGGAAAACTTTGAATATAATCAAAGAAGAACTATGTCTAAATTAGTTAGTTGTGGTAGTTATATTGCAATGAGTAATAGACGTGGTCCAGGAACTACTTTAATTGTTCATCCAGAAACTATATCAAAATATTTTGAAGATAAGACTCTTGTAAAATCAGCAAATTATACCTTAATTGAATCTAATATAATCTCAAAAGATAAATTTATTATTTTAAGAGCAGATATAAATGGTGGTAGTGAAGATGGTTTATTTGTAATAAAATCAATTGATGAAGATAAATACTTTATGAAGGAAACACCAAGTCTAAAAAATAGAATTATGTGGTTTCATATAAAATAAGAAAAACCTCTCAATTTGAGAGGTTTTTTAATTTATAGATTGTACTCTAACTTTATCATACTTTAAAAGAAGTTTATACATTCGTTCCCATTCATCATTAGGATTTTCAACTACTTTTTGAGACCATTGATTATTATTAAGATATTCAACGATCATACCTACTTTAAAATCTTCTTTAGATTTAGGAATCCAATATCTTTTTGATTCAACAAAAGAAAATGATAATCCTCTATATAAATATGAAACATTTTCAGAATCAGTATTAAACATATTGATTTCTAATAGTTTCTCTGCACCTGTTCTATAGATTCTTCTTGGAGTTTTTTCACCTTTATATTTTATAATTGCCGATTCTTGATGAAAATGATTTAATAAGAAAATAACATCTTTTCTCAATGTATCATTATCAACATCACTATAACCCATAGCAGAATTATCAAAAGATTCTTTATAATAAGTTTGTAAGGGAAGTATCTGATAATCTTTGGCATAAAGAACAGATGTCATATCATCTAATCCATCAGATGATAATATAAGATAAGATATATTTGGGTTTTCTAAATTCACAAAGTATATATTATTTTTTCGATTCAGTAATCAAGAATATACTTACTAAATCTTTTTTTGGTAATTGTTTAACTTTTGAAAAGTAATCAATTGCTTGTTCGATACTATAACAAGATGTTTTTATTAAAACTTCTTTCGTATTCTTTATTCTTAAATAAAATGTTTTCATTTCTTATATATTATTTTTAGTTTATGTTAAACTCTTTTTTGAGCTCTATCTCAAAAATTTGATTGACTTCTTCCTTATATTTTCTAGGTATAACGATACTATCATGAATTGTTATTAGTTTTATCTCTGGATAAAATTGCATTACTTTCTTTATAACGGTATTAAAGACTAAATCCGATTCCGCCTTTTGTAAGTCATATGCCAGAACTCTATAATCACCATTTTCTTTTTTATAATTTTTAATAAACTGATGAATTGTTGGAAATAACTTTTTAAAATCCTTATCTACTTTACTTGTAGCAATATTTCTTCCAAAAAGAACCTTATATGTCATCTCTTTAACTCTTTTCTTATTACTCTCACCTAATTGATTCATAACATATTGATAATATGTTCCTGATATGGTAAGTTTTTTAAATAAGAGAAGTTCCTTTTGATCTACTAGATTAGAATCCATATCAATTATTTTAGTTAGAAAGAGTGGTTGGCTGTTGGGTATGTCGATCTCACAAGTTTCTTCACCATCTATAAGTAAACAGTTTTTTCTAATAAATGATTTAAGAATAGTATAGTTTGTGTGCATTCGACCATAATCATCAAAGTGGTAAAAAATATGTTTATCATTGATACAATCAACAGAGTATATGTTTCTGTTATAGATGTCTATATCTTGATGTTTTAAGGAGTCTAGAAAGAAAATAGCCCTATCATATTCGATTTTAACACTGAATAAATCAGAGACTAATTTTTCCTTTATAAGTGGTTCAATTAAACTCACTTTAGAAGTATCATTGATATGAATCATATCAATAAATTTATTTTTAAACTTTTTTAGTAGAACTTTATCAAGATTTTTATATCTTTTTATTTTATTAGTAAATATTCTTTCATCTAAACCATATATTCTTGATGTAACTCCGTTTTGATAATTTGTTTTAAGTATCAAAATACCATTTGAAACTAAGTAGTTGATATAATAATTATAAAGATAACCATACTTATCCTTTAGAATAGTTGCATTTAGTGCGAATCTATTTTCTTTTTTGAAGTAATACTTTAATATTAAATTATGTACTATATCAATTAAATAGTTTGTTTTAAGTTTAACTCCATTAAATTCTAATGACTTTACAGTTGATATTCCATATAAACATTCTGGCAAAAATTGAAGAGAAAACAATTTATCATCTATGCGTTTTGCTACGCTTTCAGAGCTTTCTTTAGTGACTATTACGTTTTCAATATACATAGTTTTTATATCAAAATTAAACAGTATGTTTGGTTAAATTTTCAATTTTTTTCTTTCTATTTTGTTTTCTAATCTCACCAACCACTAACCTTTCTAATTCTGCCTCCGCATCAATATTATGAAAAGAATTAACATCTTTTACTAACTCTGTAGACCAATCACATCTAAGTTTTCTAGATTTTGTCTCAACATTAACTGTTTTTATTTTTAAATTTATCTCTTTCATTTCTATATTATAAAAAAAAACCCACTTATGTAGGTTTTTTTGTTGTATTTATTGGTTCTATTGGCATTTTACCACCTTTACCTTTTTTCTTTTTATCATTTGATACTCCTTTTTCAAATTCAGAGTAAACATCTGGATAAACTTCTCCTTCTCCATCAACATCATATTGAATATCAAAGAAATCTCCAAAATCTAATAAACCAGCTCTTGTCAATTCTATCTCACTAATTCTTTGTAAGTAAGTTCCAATGTGATCGTCAATATCATCAATAAACTTATTAAATAATTTTACTGTATTATCAGTGAATATACCAATTGCTTTTTTTCTTTTCTTGCTAAATGAACCAAGAATAACCTTGAAGATATATTCAAGTTTTTCAGACTCCGATAAATATTCTTTAGTTACTTTATTTAGAATAAGTTCTGTATTTATTTTAAATTTATCTTTATCAAAAAATTCTGGTACTACAAAATCAAAGTCCAATAGATCCTGTTTTACTTCACTAATATAGATATTATAAAGTTTACATATTAAGTAAATATAAATTTCATCTTTTGATGAACCTTTTAATTTTAAATCTTTTAAATCAACAGATTGACAGAAGTTTAAAAAGTTTATCAATATCAAAGTGTATATTTCAACAAACTCAGTATCATTATTTTCACCTAATCTAGTATATAAAGGATTTAATAGTTCAAATGACATATCATCTGAGTTATTTCTAATAATCAACTTCTCAATATTCTTTTGAAAATCATCATCCATTAAAAATGAACCTTCAGAAAGTGGATTTAATATTTTATAAAAGAAAAATGTAAATGATTTCTCACCAAAGATATAATCTAAGTCTTCTTCACTGGTATTTAAAAAGTATTTAATTGCTTCAATCATTTTATCAGTTAGTTTTCCTTGAAAAACAACTGGTATAATCTCAACATCAAAAAGTCTTGCATACTCATTCAATTCTTCTAAAACAAACTCATACTTACCTGACTTATTTATCGCAGTTAAAACTAATTTATTTTTAGGAACTCTATTATACTCTATGTTAGCAGGTTGTTCGTCTGGAAAATATTCAAAACAAAACCACCATTTTCTATTCAATAGACTTTTTACTCTATTATCTAAAGAGTTGAAATAATTAATTGCAGGATTATAATAGTTCTGCATCGCCAAATCTATAAGACTGATTGGCTCACTTGAAATACTTTTAGTTTTAATAGTGAATTCTTTACCATTCCAATTAACCCAAATTTTACTTCCTTGTATATCTTCTATAATAGATATTTCATTACTAAATAAAGAATTTAATAATTCTTCATCATTTATACCATTTAAGGTAACTAATTTACTCATAACTTGATTTCTGTTTTTTTATCAATTCGTTATATATATTGTATTCTACTGTTGTTCCTGTAAAGAAATTATAATTTTATCTAAATTCTCTTTAGTAAATCCATTTAGTGGACCACCACCTGCTTTTAGATAATCTTGATATAGTTGATTATAATCATCTAGTGTATAAATTGTATTATTTATATCACTAAAAATTACTGAGGTATCTGATGAACTTATTGTATTATTATCCAATGGAGTTGTTCCAAATCCCATACCCATTTCTGGACCAACTAATTCAGTACCGCTTACTTCATTTATAAAGTTATCAAATGTTTTAATCTTCATTACTCTGTTCTATTTTTTCATAATATTCACCTTGTTCTTGTAGAGAATACTTGTTTAATTTTTGATTATAAATTATGTTGTATAAAAATCTATCTTGAAGTTTATATGTTTCATCACCTTTCATAAATATAGTACAATCATCTTCTGAATGTACATTCTCTATACTTAGAATTTGTAATCCAATTTTACCATTTCTATCACTTAAATCACAAATTACTGACTTACCGGTATCAAGTAAGTTTCTAACTCTCTCAAAAGTTGTATTCTTAGACAAATACATATGGTCTTTAGGAGTTTCTTCAGATTTATGATTATATAATTCTAAAAATCTTTTTTCCCTGTCTGAAAGTGATTTCTTTTTAGAAATTTTATCTAATATACGATTAGCTTCAATTTCCTTTAAAGATTCACCAAGAATATAGTACTTCAAAGTCTTTTTTAGTCCCATCTCCATATGATTTATTTTATTTATTATATATTATTATTTATTATAGTAAAAAATATATAAAATGTTAAAAGGATTAAGTTTTTTAATATATACTTTTATGGATAAGCAGTTATTAGAAGCATTAAATAATTTATCAGATTCACTCGAAATGATCTCAAAAGCACTTGAGAATAAAGAGGGTAGTAATACTACAACTACCAATGCTCTTCAAAGTGGTGATTTCTCAAAACAACTAACTGAGATTACAACTAGTTTGAAATCTATTAAGTCAGATACTAAAAAGATTTTAGAGAAACAAAACACTATTTTAGAGATGCAGAAACAAAAAGATTCTGACAAAAAAAATGCTATTGATGAAACTGGAGAAGATCCTAAAAAACAAAGTGATCTGAAAAAGGGTGTAACTACAATACTTTTAATCGCTGTTGCAGTATTAGCAATTGGTTTAGCATTTAAAATAATAGGTAAGGTTGATTTTCTATCAGTTGTCTCACTTGGTTTAGCAATTGTTTTAATAGCTCACGCATTTCAAAAGATTGCGGAAGCTGAGATTACAGAAGACCAGGCAATTGATGCGGGTGCAACTATGGTTATAATGTCTATGGCTATTATGGTATCATCTTGGATACTATCTTTTATAAAACCAATATCATTTACTCAAGCAGTAACTGCTATTTTAATCGCAGGTATGTTTACAGTAATTGCGTTTGGAATTAAAAAATTGATAAACGCACTAGGTGAAAATATAGGAACGTTGATGAAATCTATTTTATTTTTACCTCTAATATTACCTGCAATAGCTTTAGGAATAACACTATCATCTTGGGTACTAGCATTTATAAATCCTATATCATTTGCACAAGCAATAACCGCTATTTTAATCGCAGGTATGTTTACAGTAATTGCATTTGGAATTAAAAAATTGATAAACGCACTAGGAGCTGATATAACAACATTAGGTAAAGCAATTCTATTCTTACCTCTAATATTACCTGCAATAGCATTGGGTATTGCAGCATCATCTTGGGTATTACAAATGATAGTTCCAATATCATTTACACAAGCACTGACAGGTATTTTAATTGCAGCAATGTTTACAGTAATTTCATTTGGAATTAAAAAACTAATAGGTGCATTTAAAGGATTAGACCCAGCACAGGCTGCAGTTGCCGCAATATTGATGCCTTTATTACTAATTGCTATGTCAATGGCAATAGCCGCATCATCATTCTTTCTAGCACAAATAACTCCTATAGGATTTGATCAATTCTTTACAGCAATTGGTATATCAATAGTATTTGTTGTATTGGCGTTTGCTTTAAAACTAATGGCACCTGCAATTAAAAAGATAAAAATAGGAGATGTTGTTGTATTACCTTTATTATTTACTGCATTATCACTTGCGATTATGTTATCTTCTAAAATATTGGTAGAAACTACTCCAATTGACTATTCTCTATTATTTAATATTGTAGTATTCTCTATTGTTTTTGCGATATCCGCAATTGCAATGGGATTTGCAGCTTTTGTACTTGCAAAAATAGGAATTAAGAAGATTATAGAAGGCGGATTATGTATGATTATACTAGCTGGAGTTGTAGCAGTATCATCACTTTTAATTTCAGAAGGTAAATATGATAATTATCCTGGTTGGGAATGGGCACTTGGTACAGGTGCTTCTATATTAGCATTTGGTTTAATTGCAACAGTATTTGGTTTAATAATTGAAACTGGTATTGGTGGGGCAGCACTAGCATTAGGAGCACTTGCTATAGTAGGGATTGCAGCAGTAATAGTTGCAACTTCTTATATTTTATCAAAAGGTAAATATGAGAACTATCCTGGTATAGGATGGGCAATGGGTGTTGGTATAAGTTTAACTGCATTTGGTTTAGCTATGGCTGGTTTAGGTAGTGTAATTCTTTTATCGTTTGGATTAGGAATGACAGCATTAGCTGCAGGTGGTGAAGCAGTTTTATTGATTGCACAAACAATAGTTGATTCCGCGGCAATATTATCAAAAGGTAATTTTACAGGTGGTCCTACATTAGAATGGGCAGGTGGAATAGCTCTTGCATTAGCAGCATTCTCTCCAATCTATGCTATGTTGGCAGCAAATAAAATAATGAGTTTATTTGGCGGTGGAATTGGACCTGATGAATTCTCAAATGCAATAAGAACAGTATCTCAAGGAATTGCTGATGCGGCAAACTATTTTTCTGATCCTAAAGATAAAAATGGTAAGCCAATGAAAGTTAGTTTTAAAGGTGGTCCTACATTAGAATGGGCAGGTGGAATAGCTCTTGCATTAGCGGCATTCTCTCCAGTCTATGCTATGTTAGCAGCCAATAAAATAATGAGTTTGTTTGGTGGTGGAGTTGGACCAGAAGACTTTGCAAATGCAATAAGAACCGTATCTCAAGGAATTGTTGATGCGGCAAACTATTTTTCTGATCCTAAAGATAAAGATGGTAAGTCAATAAAAGTTGATTTTAAAGGAGGACCACCTAAAGAGTGGGCAGAGGGAGTTGGTGGTGCGATAGCAGCATTTGCACCAGTATATGCCGCACTTAGTAGTGGTGGCATGTTTAGTGTAAAGGTTACACCAGAAGATATGAAAACAGGTATTCTAACTATTGTAGATGGTATAATTGCAGCAGCAGATGCTTTTGGACTAAATAAGTCTAAGTTTGATTTATCAAATACACCTTCTGCAGACTGGGGTAAAAATGTTGGAGGAGCTTTACAAGCATTTGCACCAGTATTTACTTATATGAATGAAAATAGTGGTTGGTTTAAATCAGGCCCAGAAGCGGCAAATGAAATGGTATATGGAATTAACACAGTTGCTAATGCAATAGTTTCAGTTGCTAATAAATTTGGTAAAGTTAAACTAGCTGTTTGGAAATCTTATCCACCAAGTACGTGGATAACTAATATATCAAAATCAATTAAAGATTATGTTAAACTTGCAACTAGTTTAGTCAATGTTGATTTATCAAGTATTTTAAACATAGATGTTATTGTACTTTTAATGGTGGCAACTGCAAGAATAATTCATAATAATAAAAGGTATTTTACCACTATGAATAATGCTTTTGTTACAAGTTTAACGAGAAATTTAACTGGATACAAAAGTCTAAGTAGTCGTCTAGCAAATACAAGTTTAATAGGTTTGGCGAAAACTAATTTAGTAGCTTTATCATTAGTAAGAGTAGCAAAAACTATATGGTCAGGAAGACAATTTTTTTCAAAAAGTATTGATCCTAATTATATGAAGAATTTATCTAAAAACGTAATGGATTATGCAAAACTAGCAAATTATCTAACTAGTACTAACAAAAATTCTGGTTTCTTTAGTGGAGTTAAATCATTACTTGGTTTAGATCCTATTTCACAAGCAGCAAGAGGTATGATTACTATTGCAGGTGCTTATGATAAGTTAGCAACATCATTGAGGAAATTTGGTGGTGCACTTTCATCAATAGATGGTAAGAAGGTCAACCTAATAAGAAATCTAACTGGTAATTTAGCAGTATTAGCTTCAATGAATCAGGATAATTTAGAAAATATGATGAAAACTCTTGAAGAAAGAGCAAGTGTATTTAGTAAGTTGGTTGAATATGATGGTACGAAAACAAAACGTCCAGCAGTTGGAGACAAAAAGGCCGCACCTACAACACCAGGAAAACCAGGAGGTAAACCAAAAATGGATACTCATGCACAATTAGACATGATTATTCAATTATTAAGTAATATAAATCAAACTACGGTATCTTTAGATCAACATATTACTGGTGCATCTGAAGGTAATGTACAGACTAAATCTGTTGCAGGTGGTGGAAATAGTGGTAGCAGTTGGTTCAATTGGTAAAATAATAAGTTCTAATTTACTCTAAACAAATGCAATATAAATACATATAATATAATTATGAATAAAATATCTTTTTTTAAAAAATTAAAACTTTTTCTATCTTATAGAAAAATAGTTAAAGAAAATAAAGTAGATCTTGAGAGAAACTTAAATATAAGAGTCGATAATGCTTATCGATTATATACAGTATTAAATGTTCCTGAAGAACTTGTAGGTGAGGCGTATTCACTAAAAAAGTCTGATATTGATAGAATATCAGAAACTTATATTAGAGAATATAGTGGAGAAGTTGCAAGATTCCTAAATTCTAAAGGATTAGTTGAACTTTTTAGATCATATGAGATTAAGAAGGTTGATAAATACTCTTATCTAATTGTAATTGGATTCTCATTACTTGAGACACCTAAACTTTATAACAATCTTTATTATAAATTTATTCCGACCTTAGTGATATTAAGTATCATATCTTACTTTTTACTTAAAAATTAGTAAACTTTCCTTCATATTTTTTTATAATATAAAAATATAAAATATAATATGGATAATTTTTATGAGCTATCGGAAGATACAATAAATGATTTTTTTGATGTTTTTAATAAAAAAACATTTCCTGTGAAAATTGAATTTGAATTCATTGGAGTTAAAAAACAAAAACAACTTATTAAAATCTCTAAAATTGCAGATGATTACGCATTCGTTCTTAAAAAAGATTTGAAGATTACTATCAATGAAGATTTAATGGATGCATTTGATGAGGAGTCAAGAACTATCTTAATTGAACAAGAGATTGATAAAATCAACATGAATTTAGAAAGTGGTAAAATTAAGTTAGTAGGAACTGACTTTAATACATTTTCTTCAATTGTAGTAAAATATGGTGTTGAAAAAGTTAGTAGAGCCAACCAAGTAGAAACTTTATTTGCTGAGCAAAAAGAAGATCAAGATAACGATTTTATCGTATAAAAATAATTAAAAAAGTATGTCAGATATACAAACAAACGTAATTAAACCAAGTGTTATTTTTACAGAAAATGATATAGATTATAAAAATATTGGAGAAGATTTTGAATCTAATCTAGATAATAAATATCAAGCAATATTAGACTTTATCAAAAATAATGATGGTAAAGGAAAAACAGAATTAGAAAAAGATAGTCTTTATAAAAGTGCTCAAGAACTTTGTATAGATTATACAAATGCGTTAAAGTCAACTAAGTATAACTTTAACTTAAATAGAGTTCAATATAAATTTCTAAGTGATTTGATTCAAAGTAAATTAGAATATGATGTAAATACTATATTCTTAGCAATTGAATTAACAGAAATATTAGGAACTATGAGAACCGATAAATTTACAAATGATACAGACTCTATTCCATTCTTAGTAGATGCAACAGAGATAACATATATCTATCATTTAATTGCGGAACACAAAGTTAAAGGTCTTACAAAAGATACTTATACATTTTCAGAAATTCTTAAAAGAATTGGTGCGGTTAGTAAAGTTTTTAACTACTATGATACTATTGGTAAAAATGTTGCAACAGATGTCTTAGACTGGGTTGCTTGTTTTGAAGAAGGAGTTTCTAAAGAAGTTAGAAGTAATCAAACAGAAATTGAATTTGAAGAAGTAAAGTAATAATTTTTGACTGACTAAATCAATATATAAATAAAAATACTCTTAATTATTTAAAATTAAGAGTATTTTTATTTATTAATTTTATGAAATTCTAAGGATTTCTTGTCAAAGCACCTAGAAATGGCGGTGTAGTATTGATTATAATAGGAATAAATGGTCCTATTGTCTCAATAGGTTTATAAGGTTCTACCAAATCCTTTAATCCTCTTATTTCATAATTCTTTTTATCATTATAAATACATCCATACCCATTGTCTGATATTACCTCTACAGTTACAAATGGATCAATATTTGAGTCTAATGTAAAGTTAAATGGTAATAGATCATTTCCTTGTCTAAATTCAGAAATAGTCTGAACTGGATCCCAATCGATTTCTTTCCATTCTGTTACTTTATTCCAAATATAAGTACCACCTCCAAGATTAGTAGTAAAATCAGAATATGGTGTGACATTTGATTGAGTTGGACTCAATAAAACATAAATATCTCTATTATATTCAACTAAACTTGTTTCCAAATAAGACTGATTAGATATCCAACTGGTAACATTCTCATATTTTCGAGGAGAGTTTATTTTATTAGGACTGTCTACTAACTCATAAATTCTTGTTACTTGATTAAATACTACTGTTTGATAAACAGAATCATATAACTTACCATAGTAAGTAACTCTATCACCAAAATCATAACTAACAAATGGTGCCCATTCTTTATATGTTTTATAAGTTCTAATTTTAATAGTAAAGTAATCTGGTAAATTTAATACTTTACCATTAAAAGGTTTTGGAGGTACAACCAAACCTGTTTTAGTTTTGTCTGCACCAACATCTGGAATAATCGAATAGAAGTCCAATACACAGTTATAAACAGTAGAACCACTATTTACTGGCATAAGGTAAGCTTCGTTTAATTTAGATGTAATTGGTGTCATATTATCATAAATATTGACTATTCTAGTATCTTGTAATTTATGTTGTATTTGAGTTCCTCCAGTAAAATAAGCATTACCAGTAATATCAAGTATCTTATGTGTTAAAGGTATAATATTTTTCTTTAGCCAATATTTTAATCCCTGAAGTTTTATGATAACCTCATCTAATGTATAATTTAAAGTATTATTACCTTCTTTATCAGTAATAAAGTATGTTAAATTAAATAAATTAGTTCCCTCAAAATTATCATTTGGCATTGTATGTCTAATAAAATCATTCTCGGTCCAACCTTCAACACTATTATCAAAAATATCAGGAATCTCAACTTTAAAAAGTTTTAAAAAGTTTTCAGAACTAGCATCAATATTTCTATAATACTCATTTAATTGTAAATCATTATAACCAAAAAAGTTTATAGCATTTATAATTGATTTATAAGATCCGATATAAGGATATATTAGATGTTTCATCATCAACATTTCCTTTCTCTTCATATTCAAATAAACCCAATCAATACCACCTTCTTCAATATCATATTGTTTAAATATAAATACGTCTTCCGGTGATATTAGTTTACCAACATTACCTAATTCAATCTTATGTCTAATATCTTCTTCTTCTGTCTGACCATAAGTAAAAAATCTACCAATTTCCTTATCAATAACTTTAATACCAAAACTTAAATAAAGTACATCATTTGCAGTTGGATGATTAACAGTTGTTGATTCTAAATCCAAAATATCAGTTGTTAAATTAAAGAAATCTACTATTAAAGATTTTGAATAAACTTCTCTAATTTTAAGTAAAGTACCATTATTATATGATATATACTGATTTGTACGACTAGTCTTATCTTTAAGATAAATAACAATATGTTGACCTGGTTTTAATCCTTTATCAGTAAAATACTCTGTTGAATATGAACTAAGTGATATTAAACCTCTTTTATCTGGACCATTTACATCTAATGTTTGTAGAATTACCTCTGTATCTTCTTTAGTCTCAATAGTAAAGTTTATATCTTCTTTTTTATACAATTGTAATATAGAACGAAGAGCTCCTTCATTTTGTGATTGAAATCCAACAAATAATTGAAGTGGTTCTACTGAAGTAGAAATATCAACCTCATCATCAATATAACTTAATGAATATTCAATTTTATCAAAAATTGTTTGTTGATATTCAGATACAGAAACCTTAGATACATCAGTATTAGAATTTCTATTTAAAACAATATTATTTAAAGGCTTTGGACCAATATATGAATATGATCCGGTTGTAGTTCTAGTCAATTGATCACCAGAAAAGTCATATAAAAAGAATTGTGGTACATTATCAGAAAACCATTTCCAATAATATTGTACTCTATAATCATCTGTGAAGTTTTCTCTAGGTCTTCTAAAGTAATCTCTAGTTTTTAACCATATATCATCTCTTTCCTCAAAATTAGGATCTAAAGTACCATATACATTGTCATTTATATAACTCGCAGTACCAACCACTACTGTCGCATCATTATTTAAACCTACTTCTATTTCAATTATTTGATTAAATGATGGTTGTAATACCCAAATAGATTTTCTATCAGGATTATAAATTATTTTTGTTGTGGGTGCTGAAAGTGAATTTTGATAAACTAACTGCTGTGTTATTGAATCTATAACAACTACAGAATTTGCATTTTGTGATGAGATATAAATGGCACCATCATATTGATTCAATGCCATATATCCATAGTTTGCAATATTAGTTTGTTTCAAAATACTACCATCTAATCCTAATCTTGTTACTTCAAAAGATGAATCTGATATATTCATATCACCAGTTAAATTATTAAAAATAATATCATTAAATGTCTGTGTTGAAATTGATAAAGTTGAAAGAGAACCATTATCAATTCTATATAAATCTGTGCTACCATAAACAAATATAGATTCATTAACTGGCTCATATAGTATATAATCAATAACACCTGGTAGATTATAAACTACTTGTAATGATCTTGTATTACCGTCTATTCTTAAAATATTATCAACGGTAATAACATAAATATCATTCTCAAATTCGTTATAAGCCATTTTACCAGTACTAGCAAAAGTAGAAATTGGAAAGTCTGGACTTAAATTAAATGTTGTAGATTTAAAAATATGTACTTCCGATAAATTACTATAACTAATGTAAACATCACCATTATTAGGATTTACCAATAAATCAACTGCATCATTAGTTAAGCCAAAAGATGTAATTAAGTAATTGGTAGATGGATCAACAATCCAAACTTTATTTAAAGATAAACAATAAACATAGTTATTTATAGGATTAAATTCCATTTTAATACTATTCACATTACCAGATAAAGTAATTGTTGTAATATATATTCCACTATATGAATCATGTACAACTAAATCATCACCTAGAGAAAGTACAGTCTCTGATAGTTGTATATACTTAATATCAACTAAATTAGTAGTCGATTCATATTCGCTAAGTGTATAAGTGTTAGGATAAAAGTTTATATTAAATTGAGTATCACTAAACTGATACTGATTAAATTGGCCACCCTCTGTAGCACTAATTGGATCACATTCTGTCTGCCCAAATCCTAAATTAAATGCAATAGTAACAAATGGTGATTTATTACAAATTGTATTATTATAATCCCAAAAAGGACCTTGATAACTTAAATTCAATACAAGTGGATCTAAAAACTCAATAGCAAACTCTTGATTCATCCAAGGCCAATATGTATTATTAAGTGAAAATACCATACCTGTAGCGAATCCTTCTTGTTCAAATGATAAAGATGATGATGCAGACAAAATAACTTCATTAGAAGCAACTAAAGTGCCTCGATTACCCCTTATCTTTTTTGTTATTTTATAATCATTTAAACCAGGTAAATTTACCTTACCTGTTGTAATAGTATAATCAAACGCAACATCAGTTTGTTTAATATCAAACTTTAAAACACTATTTATATTATTAATAATAAATCCATATTCCTTTAAATCATTTGAATATAAATCAACCCAAGACTTCAATGTTAGTGGAACATCAAAGACAGATGCAGTTGCAGTTGATAATGAGGATGTTGTACTTTGTACAATGTGATCTTTATTATTTATCTTTACATTTAAAGAAGGTCCTAAATCATTAAAAAGTACTCTTGAATGTTCAATAAAATAATTTGCAGTAGTTCCAACTAATACAGAACTAACATCAATTGGTACATTAGGATATTCAGTTTTAATAACTATTGAATTAAAAAATACAGAACTAATAGGACCACCAGCAACATATGTATATTCCAATTCAGCATTGATACCTAACTTATATAAAGTAATATAATTTCTTGTTAACCAATTTCTAAGTGTTCTATCAATTGTTCTTGGTAAATCTAAACCAATTCCAGTATAAACATAAGATATTTCTTCCTCATAAACCATTTTGTTTATGATTATCTTTAACCCATATTCATCTAAATCAGTAAAAACTATATTGTATTTAAAGTTCTCTGAGTAATCATAATTAAATTCAGGTTTAAGAGTCTCATTTACCTCAATAAGTCTATCAAATGCTCTATATTCATCTCCAATCGAGTATGTTGGTCCAACCTGTGTATGATAGAAATTAACAACCGCATATCTACTTGGATAAACTAAATCCGCTTTTAAATAACCTTTATCATAATAAAGATCAACATTAAATATATCTAAATCAGTTTTATATTTCTCTGCAGCGGCGGCCATTGTTACAGAACTAGATTGAGTAAAACCATAGTCATAGTAATACTTTTCTTTTGTTAAGTATATCTGTGCAAATAATAATGATTCATCCACTGTCGATTCATTTACTCTAATAAATGTTGGATTTGACCAGTGAGTATTATCATTACTAGGATTTATAAATTTAGTTGCCTGATCTGCGTGACTATGAGTATAAGCTTGAACACACTGATATAGTTTACCATCAAAAGTAACTTGATCATCTAAATTATAAAACTTTATATTATTATTTGAAGTAAAGTCATAAGTATCAGCAGTTGTAAAAAAGTTTTCATTTGTTACAGAACCAACAACCTTAAATTCTTGTCCAGATTTTAACATAGTTGGATAGTATATATAGTTAGTTACCAATATTTTACTATCCGCAGTTATCTCTAAACCACCATCATATAACTTTGGTAAGTCTGTTCCTAAAACAACCTCAATAATTAAATCAGAGTTTGTCGGTAGTAAAGCAGGAGTAGTTAAATATTCAAAATGAATTATATCTGTTATCTCTGGACCCTTTATAGTATAAATACCATCATTTATATTACTATTTACTACATTTAACTTTTTACCTCTATAAACTTTATCATAAAAGTTTGGTTCATTCCAAACTGATAAATTATTTACATAATTTGTATCAATATAATTATAAACACCAACTGCATTTATACCAGATATTGTTTTACCGACATATAAAGAATTATTTGAATAATCACTATAGTAAGTAGTCTCAAAAGTAGAGTTATCTACTGTTGATATAATTAAAATTGCATTCTTTTTTGTACCAACAACAACAAATGTTTGATCTGGATTAGTAAATTCTAATAATGATTGATTAAATATAATCAAAGTTCCTACTGGAAATACTGATTCAAAATCAGTACCATATATCCATTTAGAATAGAAGTCAGGATCATTATTTACCGGTTCTATCTTAGTTATTTGTTTATTTAATGTGTCTTTACATCCATAAAAATGAAATCCATATTCATTAAATAACTGAAATTTATTAGTTCCTAATTCACCTGGTGACTCAAATTCAAATGATGGTATTCTCTCCAATGTATAAAGAGCATATGTTTTAAAAGTATCTGTTGAATTCTCATCAAAAAGAATATCTCCTTGAAATAATTGAGTTGTTTCATCATATCTGAAGTTTAGAGCGTCTCCTTGTTTATTAAAGAAATATAAATTTTCGTGACTTGACATTAAGTTTATTAAGTTTTGATTATATATTAAATTTTGAGTTCTTGATATTTAATATATACTAAAAAAATACTTACTTATGAAGTACTTAAAACTATTTGAATCATTTTCTGGTAGAATATCAGAAAATCTACAATATCACATTGATAATAATAAACCTATTGTTGAAAATGTGTTTAGACCTGGTTCTAATCAATACTTTAACTTAATCAAAGAAGCTAGAGAACTATATGATAATAATCAAATTGAATTGTCTGAATTAGATACTGAATTATTTGAATCAACTGATATAGGTAGATTTGCAGAATATGAAGGAGTAACAGTTCCATTAGATTTACCAATGGAAACTATTGAAGAATTAAACGAAGCAGAATACCAAGGTAGAGAAGTTAAGTTAAATTATCCAATGAGAGGTGGTACTAAGAAATATCAAGTTTTTGTTAAAAATCCTAAAACAGGTAATGTCAAAAAGATTGCATTTGGTGATGTACACGGTGGCTTAACTGCTAAAGTAAGTAATCCTAAGGCAAGAAGTTCTTTTGCGGCAAGACATAAGTGTTCAACTAAAAAAGATAGAACTACGGCAGGTTATTGGGCTTGTAGAATAAATAAATATGGACATCTGTGGGGTGGACGTACGTACCCCGGCTTCTGGTAAAAAATTTATAATAATATGAGATATTTAAAAGAATATAAAATTTTTGAATCTACAAACAAAAAATTCATCAATGATTTTTTGTTTGATTTTGGTATGTTGATAACAATGGGATTTTCACAAATAACCAAAATGGGTGTTGATCAAAAAGCAACAGATGAATTGAGTTCTATGATGAAAAGACTTAGAGAACCTCTTATAAATGGGAAAACATATGCAGAACTAATTGATAATCTTAGTTTATTATATAATAATCCTAAAATGTTATCTGCATTTATAGGACAAATAAGAGAACTTCTACTATATGTTGAACCAAGAGTTAAAAACTATGTAAAAGATTGTGATGTAAAAGATAATTGGTTAGGTAAAATTGATAAATTCAAAGAAAGATATAAAGAAATAGTAAACTAATGTTACCTTTTAAAGAAGAAATAGTATCAGATAATATATTTATCAGAGAGTTTAAACAAGATACTGACTCAGGAGATTATCAATGGCATCGTGATAGAGAAGATAGAATAATTGAATCTATAGGTGAAACAGATTGGAAAATACAATTAGATGATGAATTACCAAAAGTTATTCAAGGTGAAATTTTTATACCAATGGGTGTTTATCACAGAGTTATAAAAGGAACCGGAGACTTAAAAATAAGATTACAAAAAAACCCTATCTAATAGGGTTTTTGTAATTTAACTCGTGGTTAAATCTTTTACTTATAAAATCATTTAGTATTACACATTTCTCAAACTTCTCTTGTTGTTCAAGTTCTATTACAATTCCTTGTAAATAGTCTTTTGTATAAACTTTTAAATTACGATTGTATAGTATACCATTTGTAATTCTTTCAAATACGTTTTCTGCTCTCATTTTAATCTTTTTTAGAACTATAGTTCTCATTATAAATTTTAATAACCTCATCATATTCAGCTACTACTCCTTCTCTAAAAGTATCATTATCATACTTTTGTTTGTTTATATACTCTTTTATATAATCAGCATAATCAAGTTGTATAGAAATATCTAATTTTTCTTCATCAAATTCTTCATCAGGTGTTGTATCAACAGATTCGTCAACCTTAGTAACTATATCATCAATATAATCAACAGAAGAAAATCCACTATTTTCTAATAAAACTTCTAACTTTCTTCTTAACTTTCTATTACTAATAAGTAAGTTATTTGAGATAGATAAGTCAATATAATCTTTTGAATTTCTTAAAGCATCTAATCCATCAACATCAGTTTCTGAAATAACATTATATTTTCTAAATACAGGTGAATATGTATTTGGTATAAAAGTAACTTCATCATCAGATAAATCTAACATTGTTATTCCCTTTTGATCACCATAATCATTTCTATCCATTTGATATAAAGACCCTATAAACGTGAAATTACTATTCTCTTGGCGAATATGTATATGACCAGAAAAGGCTCTCTTATACGACTTAAAATCTTCTACATCTATCTTATCAGCGTTTCTATGAGCAACTGAATTAAGGTGCATTTTACATCCATTTAAGTCGGAGTGACACATTAGATAATCACCTTGATTAGATCTAATTTCATTGACCATATCTAAACGTTTTTCAACCCAAGGCATTAAAACGATTCTTTGACCACCCAATTCTAAGGTTGTTGTTTCTTCATATACGGTAATGTTATCGATATAACCATATAATCTAACAGAGTTTACTTCATTAGATCCTTTATTAAACAAGTCATGATTTCCCAACATTATATGAACTGGTAATATCTTACTTAACTCTTTTAAAATCTTTTCTACTTTATTTAAAGTTATTATTGGTATACTAGTTCTATTATCAAATAAATCACCAAGATGTATTAGTACATCACCTTCTCTAACATTTTCTTTTAAATAAGGAATTACAAAATCATAAAATGTAGATTCCATCATATTTTGCCATTTGTCCAGATTATTTAGATAGATACCAAAATGAGTATCTGTTATCATAAAAACTCTCATCAATAAAAATTCTTTTTTATTTATATGATATTTATCTATAAAGTTATATGTTTTGATCTAATATTTCATTTATTCTACTATATTCCCAATAAGGTACTCTAATCAATCTTATATTATTATCAATACAATATTTATTTTTAATTTCATCATTTGTGGTTATATATTCTAAATTTCTAATACCAAAGTATTTATTTTCTATAAAGTGATGTTCACCATCATATTCAATAATCATTTTATAATCAGGTAAATAAAAGTCAAACTTTAATCTCTTTATTCTTTTACAATCTTCAAAAGAGTGATTCATAAAAAATAATATTTTTTTACTTTCAAGATAAAATTTAATACTATTTTCTCCTCTTGATGTCGAATTACATAAAGAACAACCGTGGCCATATTCATGATAGTATAAGTATTGACTAAATGTTCCGTGAATTTTACAATAGATATTAATAAATCCCTTATATACATTTAAGTCATTATAAAGATAAGCATCTTTATGTATTTTTTTTAGATTATTTAATCTTTCCTCGGTAATGTTAGTAAGTTTGTGAGAGTCTCTTGCACATTGCTCACAACCAGAACCAGCATATAGATGTGCATCTGGTGTCTGCTCAAATATACCATGAACAGGACATATTATCCGAACCTTTGTCCTGGCATTTTTATAAATCACTAAATCGTATTTATATCTAGAATTATGTTTTACTTCAGACCTTACTATGAAATCTTTACCTCTTTTAGACTTTATATTTAACGATTTAATCTCTCTAACTATAGCATTCTCCTTTAATCGACAATTCTTATTACAGAATTTTCTATCTGGTCTACCATAATTAATCTCTTTACTACAATATCTATAACTACATTCCATATAATATATATTATATACTAAAAGTGGAAATGTCAAATTTCTTAACATATTTAATAAAAAGACAGATATGTATAAAAAAATAATAATATATAATTTATAAAAAATAATTAAAAAACATATGCCCTTACCTCACTTTACCCAGTTACAAGGCGTTGGTTCACCTGGGGGACCTGGTACACTTCCAGACGAAGTAGTATATTTAAACCTATTTGAGATAACATTTATATTACCTGTTATCTTACAAGCACAAGGTAGAGATCCAATCTTGTTATTGCAAAATGCAACTAAGATAGACCTTACTACCCTAACTGAATTTGATATAACCTCTAAACAACAGAGATTCAAATACTCTACAAGAGAGTTTCTTTCAACTCCTACAAAAACTTCTGGTGAGCTTACTATACCTTTTCAGGTTAATGTAAATCAACAGGGTTCTATGGAGAATTGGAATACTATGAAAGCTTGGTATGACTTAGCATTCAACTCTCAAAATGGTGCACTTCACTATAAAAGTGATTTAATTGGTACTATCATTGTAAATCAACACGATAAAAAAGGAGTTGTTTTAAGAAGAGTTACATTTCAAAACTGTCAATTATATAAACTAAGTGGATATTCACTTGACTGGTCTTCAAATAATATCATAGATAACGTTAGTGGTACTTTCACATATGATTACTTCATTGATGAGTATATTGATAACAACTTTACAATCAGTCCACCATTGGTTTCTGGTTACTAAGATCATCTTATATTAAATAAAAAAAATCCATCAAATTGATGGATTTTTTATTTTTATCTATTTTAGAATTTAGGCATTTGCATATTTCCTGTCATACTTTGAGCACTTTTCATCATCGATCCAGTGTCTGGCATTGAAGATCTTTGACCCTCTTCCTCTTTTTTCTGATTCTTGTCTTCTTCTTCAAGAATTTCATTAACTAACTTAATGTTTTCTTCAAGCATCCAAAAAGGCCATTCATCCATTGCAGCTTCCTGAGTATGGAAATGTTTTTGAAGTAATAATTTATTCTTTAATATATGCTTCAAAGGCATCATGAATAACGAAAATACCTGACGTTCCGTTGGGAAACTGCATTTCTGTGGTAACCTCCTCACCACAACTACAAACCTTACCTAATTTTTCTATACCAAAGGTCATTTTACCTATAGCAGCATTTAAAAATTGAAATGAAATATCATCCATTTCTTGAAATTCTTTTAATTTTGCTTTAATTCCATCATAAGTAATACTTGATCTACCATTTAACATAAATGGAATAATTTTCAAGAAAGATAAATTAGGAGTATTTTTCTCATTATTTTCTTTAATGATATAATCAGTGAAAGCTTTTTGTAATCCAATATTTGGAGGAGTTATTTCAAACTGACCACCATTTATTGTTTTAAATGAGAATGAACTTGATGCAGGTGAATAAAATTTATCTAACTTTTCATCAATTTTATGAAATCTAAAGTTATCTCTTTTTAATTCTATTGCTATTTCTTCACCACAAGTACATTTTGCATTTACGGTCAATGAATTACCTTGTTGAAATGTTAGTTCTCTAATTAAGAAAATTAAATAAATTCTATCTTGGTCTTTCACTTCTAAAAAAGAACCTACTCTACCATCGGTATATTTAATACGAACACACGATTGTAACATATCATTCATTTTTTCAACCACATCATAGAAGTTATTATCATCTACCATTGAGTAAGCTTGAATTTCTCTAACTTGTGCCGGTCTAACCATAAACATAGTTCCGATTGGATAGAATTTTCCACAAGGAAAGTCTCTAACATCAAAGCTAAAATATTGTAGATCACTAGTTCTTGTACTTTCAAGTACTGGTTCAGTGATAGTATCATCAAATGAACTTGGTGTATTTTTTTTAGTAGTGTCTATATCACCTAAATGTCTTTTTAAGTAATCTTCTTCACTCATATCCTTTTTATTATCTGACATAATTTAATTATTATTTTTTATTTATATATTGATACAATCAATGTCTCTATTATATTAAATAATAACTAATTGGTTTAAAATAAAAAACCCTTAGATTTCTCTAAGGGTTTTAATATTTATTTAAGTGATTATGCGTTTTGGAATCCTCCAGCAGCAATAGCACCAGTTCTTAAAATTGTAACATTATTTACAATGATACCCATACCTTTAATTGGCTCTACATAAGTATCAAGAACTCCAATTTGACTATCAATAATATCAGATGTATTATTCTCATCATCCATTTTGTTGAAGTAGTTAAATAAACCATTTCTGTTTACATAAGTTTCACAAATAACATCAGCTCTTAATTTAATTTCAGCTCTAACATCAGGAGTGTTGAATTTCCATTGGTAATCAAGTAACATTGCAGAAAGCTCTCTTTCTAACTCAACTAGAACTTCTCTCACGTGGATTAAAGATAATGCTGATTTATAAAGTGTTAAAGCAGTGTTTTCTGTCTCAATAACAAATCCTCTATTTCTTTTGAATACAATTGGATTCATTTGTGCTTGATTTAAGAATTCAATATCTGTCGGATCAAATTCGTGTTCAACACCAGCAATATTAGTAATTCTACCATTTGTAACACCAGCTGCAATTGTCCAAGGAGTAACTGAACTTACGTTAGAAATGTGTTTTCTCATAAAAGTAGTTGCCACATAAGACGCAGGCGGGAAATCTAATGGTCTACCATTATCATTTACCGTTACGTAAGGTGTGAAATAACCAACTGTAGAAACACCATTTCCATCACCGAATGAGTAAAGGAATGCAGGATTACTTTCTGGGTCACCACCTTTAGCAATATACTCAACTTGTAAAGTACCTTCATTGTTTACGAAACTAGGAGATGAAGAGTTTTTGAATGATTTTAATGATGGCATATTTATGAAACCAAATACATTTAATCTTTCACCACAAATATCTACTAATTGTTGTTTTGATCTTTCAGTTAAACCTAATCCAAATGAATCTATTAAATATCTAAAGTCAAATGCTTCTTTATTGATTAAAGCTTTGAATAATGGAGTTCCTTTAGCGACTAAGTTTAAAACTTGATTTTGTCTGTTTTCTGTACCATCTGGTAAAGAAGCTTGTCTCATTCTAAATCCTTTCATTGAAATACCTTTATAAGTTGTTGTATATTGATCAACACTTGAATATCTTGTTGTTTGATAATCTTGACCACCAACATCATTAGTATATGGTGTTCTTAATATTTTTGCATCACAAGTAATTTCAGATAAACTAGTATTACCAGCATATTGTCTTTTACTTAAAACTCTTGTAAGATTTCTTGGTGATTGACCAACTGCTAATTCAACATTATCATTATCTGCCAATAAGAAATCACCAACTTTTAATTCAGTATATCTTGAACCATTTACTAAAATTTTATTAGGAACTTCAACATATCCAGATGGAGTTTCAATTTCAATAGTTTGTTTTAAGTTACTTAATTCTGACTGTACATTAAACGTAAAGTTAGTTCGTATATCAATATTTTCTATTGATTCTAAAGATTTTTCTGTAAAGTCTACTTCTAAAGTACCATCTAAATTAAGAAGCATTTTTAAATAATGTTTATCTAAATTATTATAAACCATAGTAACATCCAATACTTGTTCAAATGTAACATTCTCAGATACAGGATAAGCAATGAAATTATTACTTGCAGTAAATCCTAATGCAGTTGCTAATTGAACTGCACTATATTGTGGATTAACAGTGTTTTGAGTTATTGTAAATACACCAGTATTACTCTCAGACTGAGGGAATGAAATTTCTTCCAATAAACCTAATTCTAAAGTATCTTCTGCTTGAGCACCGGTAATTCCATCTACTTCGAAAACAATATAATTATATCCAGCATAATCTCCAGTAACTCCGGATGTTGGGGCAATATTTGTTGGACTTGGAGAAGCTTCACCATTTACAAAAGTAACATTTACTTTTAAAACATTACCATCATTATCAATAAGATCATTAACAATTCCATCAGAACCACAAAGTAGTCTATTATCATAGAAGTAGTCACGAGTATTGATTAAACCATTAAAATATCTCTCATAGAATGTAGAATATTTAGCAACAATACCTTGTGCTGGTGTAGCAGCAATATCATGAGTACGTAAACCATCAGTACCAAGTATAAACTCATTGTCTTCTTTATAGAAAATCAATCTACCTGCAACTAGGTAAGATACATCAGATAATCCAGTTTTAAGTACAAAAGATTTGTTTTGAGATGTTGATGTAACGATATTTGTTACAGTCATACCCGCTAAACTTTTCTTAGTTCTATTACCTTCTACATCTTCACTAATAATCATAGTAGCTCTATCTTTATAAGAACTATTGATGAAAGATAAAATTGTATTAAACATTTTTATTTTTCTATATTGGTTATAGTTTTTAGAGGTTGCCGCAGCATTTGTTCCCCAGAAAACCACTTGAACATCACCTTGTGCATAACCAGGAGTATTACTTAAATCATAAACATAATAGTCATGTTGTGAACTTGTACCATATCCAAAGTCATTATAAACACCGTCAGTAACATAAATACCCTCAACATAACCAGGAGTAACATAATCAAATATACCACCCGATGTACTTAATGTAACCGCTTCAAAATTTATTGATGATTCAATAAATTCTTGTTGATAAACATCAACTGTTAAGAAACCTAGAACTATATCACTTGCTCCAACTGATGGAGGATTACCAGCAGAATAACTACTAACACTTGAAATAACTCCACTTGAGTTAAGAGTAAATGCAGTTGTATAACTTGCAGTTGCATTACTATAAGGATAGTTTGATGATCTCAATGTAGTTGATACAGTACCACCTACAACTGGAACATATTGTCCACCTATAACACAAAATGGTTCATATTGTGAATTATCCGCAAAATATTTAACATTTATTGTTGATGATGTACCAGAGCCAGCATAAGTATATCCAGAACCAGGTTGACCACCTTCTAAAACGCTAACGTGTAATACAGCACCTTCTGTAAACCAAGCACTTCTATATCTACCTGAAGTAACTACACCAGATAGAGCAGGATCACCATAAGCGTGACCCAATTGACCTTCACTATATGAATAAGTACCAAATAAAGCAACAACATTCCCAGGTAAATCCAATGGAACTTGTGAAAATTCTACTGACTCTACAATAGTTTCTTTGTAAGATAAGAAATCAATAGTTTTTTTCTCAGAACCAACTAAAGTACCACCTATAAGGTCAACTAAACCAGTATAGAAGTCTTGTTCTACTAAATCTGCATTAAATGCACAGTATAAACCTGTTGAATCAGTATCTCTATTTATTGTTGTTTCGATAAATATATTTTTACCATCTAAATCTCTAAAATATGGAATCAATGACAAACCTTCATAATAAGCTAATAAAGTCATATTTCTATCATTAGCAAAATTTCTTAATTGACCTTTAATTAAACCATCTGCATTAAAATATTGACCCCATCTGTTATCAACTGCTAACTCTCTGTAGTTAGACCAATCACCACCTACAACTACAACATCAACCATATAGTCAGATGCGTAATCTACTGTGCTTACATAAGCAGGCATTTTTTCAATAGAACCATACCACTCTAATAAAGTTCTATCAAATCCAGATACAGCAGTTTTTACTACAAAAACTGTAATATATCTATCAGATAAGTTAGTAAAGCTAAATGCTCTATCAGAGTATCCACTATTATTTTTTGTTAGATTGATAAATGATTCAGTATCTTTCTTCCAGAAACCAGTTGTATCAAAGAATCTTCTATAAGGTCCTTCTCTCTTAATATCATTAGTTTTTAACGCAGAAGAAGACAAAGATTTATATTCAATAATATCTAATGTATCATCAGTTATCAATAAGTTCATTGCGAAAACAGGACTTGTTTCTAACATTTTAGAAACAGTTCTGTGAAAAAATGAACCTTTTCTTTCCAAGTTTCTATCCAACTGACCAAAAACTGTTTCTAAGTCATTTACAGTTGTTAGTCTAATCGGTGTGTTAACAGGTCCTTTTTTAGAAACTCCCATTACAAGGTTAGTTATTCCTTCTACAGTAGCTGTACTGAATACAGACTTGTCAATTTCTTCGATGAAGATACCAGGTCTTTTGTATTTTCCAATTTGAATTGCCATATTTTTTATTTTAATTTTTTAGTTTAATGTATATATTAAAAGAAAAAAATCATATTTTCTCTATTTTTGATTAACATTAGATATTTTTTTGATATATTCGGTCATATCTGAACCCATCTTGTTGATTTTAGTAGTATGTTCTGCAAAACTTTTATTAAAATCATTTTGAACCTGTGTCAATTTCGGAGTTCTATCCGTAATTCTTTTATTTACATCCGCGATTTTTTTAGCAATGACTAATTTTTGTGCGGGATCATTACTCTTATTAGCATCTAAATCTTTTAACTCTTGATTAAAATCATCAATGAATGCTTTATCATATACATTTTGTTGTTTCATTGATTCTACATCTGCTTTTAACTTTGCCAAATGTGCATATTCTACCAAAAAAGGATTTCTATCTTTACCATTCTGTATATCAGTACCACCTAGTATTTCCTTTAATTTAGTCTCAATTTGAGTAGGATCTTTTACTTCTAAGTATAACTTATCAATTAAAGATTTCTTTGTCTTATACTCATCTAAATTAAGTTTCATAGTATTCATACCATCCTTTGCTATCTTAACATCAGGAGTATCTGTAGCCTGAACATCAAATTCGGCTTCTTCTAAAAACATAACATATTTTTTTAAATGTTTCATTATATTGTGTTTATTTTAGCACCCGTTACAATGGCTGCCTTTATATCACTTTTTATTCCTGCTTTATTAAGAATTCCATTAAACTTAGTTCTTTGTTCATCAGATAGTTTATATAGTTCACCATCATCTACTTTATTAAGTGTATAAACATTTGTTATCTGTATATTATTCACTTCAGATAAAGCGCCCTTTGTATCTTGTGTAGTCATACTTAACTTCTGATTAGATTTTAATTTCTTAAAATCTTCAACAGTTATTTTAGTGTAATAAAGTTCACCTCTTGTATCATTAGTTAAGTTTTTTGAAAAATCACCTTGACTAATTTCATGTTTTGGTTCCAAAGAATCTAAATAAGGATTAAATCTTTTCAAATATGTTGTACCAATAAGCCAAACTTCGCTAGCAGTAATTTGATCTATAAAGAATGTTCTTTGTACTGATTCATCAAAAACATCAGGTTTTGAAGCATCTTTAGGTCTCATACCCTCTATCGTAAAGAATATATTTTTATCCGGTGTAATGGTACTTTGTTTTTTTAATTCTAATTTAACTGAATTTGCTGCAATAGCTGTAGCATTTTCACCACATTCTACTAACGCCGCAGAATCAATATCAGTTCCAGCTTTACCTTCACTAACAGTACCATCACCAAAATATTTCTCAATAAATGTAGCAACCGCACCTGTTGTAGAAGCGTTTTTATATAATGTATCACCATCTAAAACATCATTGATAAATTTTCTAAATGACGCACCTGCTTTAGGCTTAATAGTCCAATCTTCTGGGTTAGCAGGATCTGGATCTGTTACTTTCGGTAATCTTAAATTTGCATTATCAGTAAAGATTGCTTGGTACTTACGGTCTTTTCTTATATTATTTACCGCTTCTTCCCACATATCAAATAATTTGTTATTTCTATAAGGACCTGTTTTACCACCATCTTCACCTGATTGACCAAATGATGTATATTCAGATAATGTATTTGTATCAACGGCCTCTGTTCTCTTAGTAATAGTTTTAACAGTATAAATCTTATACGCTTTAATGAATAAATTCATAATTGCAATAATTGGATCTATTGTCATCTCTATTTTTTTACCATCTTCTGTTTTTACTTGATCTATTTTAGTTTGTATAGACTTTCTTTCTTCATCAGAAACAGTATAAGCTCTTACTTCAATACAAGTCTTATTAAAAAACTCTAATATTTTTGCAGAAACGTCATCAACGTTATCTTTATTATCATCCTTTCCTTGTGTCTGTGATGCAGTTCCAGTAGTTGTAGGTTTATTATCATCACCACTTGGTGCTGCTTGTCCACCACCTTGATTATCTAAAATATTTTTAGCTTCTAAGAATGAATAGTAATCAAATAAAGACTCTTTTTTAGCAGTAACTATAGGTAATTTATTTATTTCTCTCAATGTTGTTACAAACGTTTGTAATGGAACTTTTAGATCACCTAAACCACCATATAAATTCTCTTTCTCAAATTGAAGAGCTCTTTTAGAAAATCTTGCAATTTTCTCAGCAACAACTACAATTTTATTCTTATCATTTAATACTTCAATACCCTCAGTATAAAGTTTATCCTTTTCTTGTATTGTTGCTTTTTTATCACCAACCAAATATCTATTTATCTCATTATAAAGATTTTTTATAAGTTCTTTATTACTAGTATTATTTGAATTTGTAGCAATATCATTGATAAATTTATAATCAACACCAATTCCCTTTTCTTTTGTAGAAATTAAAACTTCAATATCTTTTTTCAATTTATTGAATGCTTGAGTTAAATGATCTTCACCTGCAACTACAGTTCCTCTGTTTGCAGACCCACCTGTTCCAATTGTATCTACAGTTGCCTCCATAACAAGTGTAATACCTGCAGCCATAGTAATATTATCCTGTTTATACTTATCTAATTTGCCAGGATTTTTACTTCTAATTGTAACCGTATCTAATTTATTAGGGTTTATTTTAGGGTTATTTTGGATCTTAACCAAAGTATCTCCCGCAACAGTAATATATGTACTTATTGGTTTACCAGTTTTTGTAGAGGTTGATACTTTAGTATTGACCTTTGTATAGTTAGCCAAAATTAAAGCAAGTGCTTTTAAATTTTTAACCATCGTAACATATCCAGTACCAGCGGCACCAGTATCAGTAGATTTATCAGTAGATTTATCAGTAGAATCTTTATCATCCTCTTTATCCTCTTCGTCATCATTTGAACCCTGATCATCTTTAAATTGATCTAAAAACTCTCTAAATTTCTTCAATTCTTCTAAAAGAACTGCTTTTTTATCAAACTCTGCCATATCAGTAACTCTTTTAATACAACCATCAGTCAATCCTTTTAGAATACCAACTTTGAAATTATTTTCAACCGCATATATTAATTCTTTAAAGAATACATCTAGTTCTATTTGAATTACTAATTGTTGATCCTCTGAGGATAAACTATAAATTTTAGCTTGTCCTACAATTTGTTCAAACTCATCTTTTAATTGACTAATTAAACTTTTTATTCTTGGAACCTTTGCAGCAATTCTTGCTTTTCTAATAACATGATTTATTAAACGACCTAATAAAGAGTCATTCCAACCTACATCATTTGCAAATGGACCAGCATTTGAGGCCACCTCTAATAATGTTTCATATGGAACTCCTTGTATATGTTGTTTCTTCTTTAAGAAATCTTCTCTTTTGTTTAAATATCTCATTATTGATAAAAAATTTTTAGTATATATATAAAATAATAAGTATCATTTTTGGATATTTTAAATATTATCTTTATCTTTGTTAAAATAAAAATAACTATGGCAGATTTTAATATTGATAAGGTAATTTGTATAAATCTAAAGACAATGGATTTAAGACAAATTTTTAGTATTGCAGAAACCTATTCTTGGGGATTTGAAGTATTAGTAAGTGATAAAAATACAGGTTCTAATAAATTGTATATCGCAACTGATACAGGCGAAGTTATTGGCATGGAAGAACAACTAATGTGTAAATATACCAATAAATTACATGACCCACAATTCATGGTTTTTAGTAAGTTCTCACCAGTTACTAAAAAAATCTATGATAGATTAAAAAATATGAAGCCAGTAAAAGTACCAAAAGTACCAAAAAATGAAAGATCAATAAATGCTTACTTATATTTTCTAGAAAAAGGTTATGACATCAGAATGCCTAGTTTCGATAGATATATTGAGTCTTTAAGAAATAAACAAAGTGAAAATAACGATGTTCTTATTACAGAAGACTTATCAAAATTAAGAAAAAAAGACTTTCAATCATTGATTGATGATGCGTTAGATAGAAAAGATTACGCAGAAGTTGATAGATTGATGAAGTCAAAAAAATAATATTAAAACCAGGTAAATAACCTGGTTTTTTTTATATATACTCATATGAAAAACTTAAAAACATATGAGAATTTCTCAGGTAAAATAAAATATACTAAACCCGAAGACTTAGATACACACGAAGTTATCGAACTAATCAATATTTTATTTGAGCTAAAACCTAGTTTACCAGATGAATTTCCAAAAGCAGACTTGTCAAAACTAATTAAGAATGAAGTAATTTATTCATCGGATGATGATAGATTTAATATCAAAGTAGGATTTAGTGAAAATGATACGTATGTAAATAAAGAAGGTGAATTGGTAACAGGTAAGTATAAGACTATATTTAGAGTAAATATTAGTAGAACAGAAAAAGAAAGTTTTAAAATATCAGAAGTTAAAGAATATATTCTTTTAACATCACAATTAGTTGAGAAAACTTATGATAAAGTTAAAATGTTAGTTAGAATAAAAGAAGAAAAATTATCAATAGAAGAGTTTGAAGAATTATCAGATAATGATGAAGTTGAAGAAGTAACTTTTCTTATAAAAATATTATAAAAAACCGAGAGTAATCTTGGTTTTTTTTTATTTTTTATTTTTTTCAAATCCAAATCTTCATTTTTGAGGAAAAATTAGATAAAGTGAAAAAGAATGTCAGGTGTCAAAAAATATATATACTTGTAAAAAGATTATTTTTAGAATGGGAATTATAGAACTTAAATATAGTGATAAATCTATCACAACAAAATCAGAAATTTTAAAGAAATTAAAAGAACTTGGATTCAATTGGCTAATTGATTCTGAAGTAGAGAATGCTATTATAGAAATTAAGAAAGAAACCTTAATTTGGCATGAAGGAATTTTTAAATATGGAGATTGGAAATACGGGATATTCAAGAATGGTGCTTTTCATGGAACATGGGAAAACGGCATTTGGGAAGATGGATTTTTTAAAGGAACTTGGAAGAGTGGGTTGAATAAACCTATCTAGATAAAAATAATTACTAACTATGAGAAAGAAAAAGACTTTACTGAAAGAAATTGGAACTAAAATCATTTATGATAACAATACAATAATAATTAGCAGGGAAGGAAATGAATGGTTCTTCGAAATAGGTAAAGAGTTGACAACAGATTTAGGGGAAGCAGTTTCATTATTACTAAGAAATTGCGATGCAAGTGATGAAGTTTGGAAAACTGATATTAAAGAAATGAATATTGATAATATATCACCAGAAAAAAGTTTATATTGGCTAACAGGTGGTGAGAGAGAGTGGAAAACACTAGAGAATTATAATAGACCTTGGTGTGATTGTTACTTAGATTTTCAAGAAGAATTTGGATTATTAGTTATAAGTATTATAAAAAGATCTAAAACATTAGAAGATATGAGAAAACACTTTATAGAATATTTAAACTTACCTGTTCTATATGACTTTGCACTAAGTAGAAAATTATTAAGATAAAAAATAAAAACCTATCATAAAAGATAGGTTTTTTTATTTATATATAGTACTATGAACGCACACTTCTTTGACCTTAATAGTCTAATAACAATGAATAGTAAAGTTTGGATAGTAAATACCCGAACTCCTAATAAACCTTTGATAAGAATATCAAAGTCTGAATTTAATCTTTTAAGAAAAGGTGTTTATAAAAAGGATAATATAAACTTTAATATAGATGGACAAACTTATTGGCTAAGTGAAGAACTTTTTAATAAGATTAAAATTAAATCTAAAAATAATAATGTAAATATATCAGAACTTTCTTTCTCAATGCAAGAGTTTATGAATAAAGATATTATTGAAAATGGTGACTTTACAATCCATTTAGAAAATATTAGACATCTTAAAAATAGTCAAGATGATATTTATGTTATTTGTTCTAAAAATTCTAAAAGAAGTTATGAATCACTAATTGAAAAATTAGAAGAAAAACTATTAGATTTTGGTTTAAAAATAAAGAACTTCTACTTCATATCAGAAACATTCTATAACAGAGATAGAGACGATATAGTACACAAAAAAGTAAGATTGGTACTCCAACATATAATTGGATTAAAGACCGCGGATACGAAGTTTACAGAAGAAGAAATAACTAAATATGATCAAGTTTCTTTATATGATGATGACACCAATACTATTAAGTTAGCAAAAGGAATCAATGATGTACTTCAATTTCTAGTAAAGAATAGTGATGATGAAGTAAAAGAGAAAGTAAAAGAGGTACTTAAAATGGAAGAATGTGAATTGATTATAAATCAAGTTACATTTAATAAAGTAAATACATTTATTACAACAAAAGTAGAATTAAATCTTTATAAGATTGTAAGAACCTTTGAAAATTTTAATTATAAAAAATGATTATGAAGTATTTAAAATTATACGAAGAGTTTGTTAGTAAAGAAACTAAAGTAAATTGGGGAGAAGCCGAACTTGAGATCAAAGAAATGTTTAGAATCTTTAAAGAGTTAAAACAACTACCAAGTGAATTGATTGTCGATGGTGAGAAATTTACTATAGATAAATCTATCTTCAATCTTGATGAACCTAAAGAGTTTGAAACACAAGTAGATGATATAAATGGCAAACACACAGATACTTCAAAGATTGGACCAACTGCAGACGAAATTCTATCAATGAAAGAGTTGACAGTTAGTGACAAAAAGGTAGATGCAAAACCTTATTACGATTTTATTAAATTTTGTAAGAAGGTATTTTGGAAAGGTCAGAAAGTTCAATTAGATAAAACAACAATTCAAAAGTTAGCGGATGATTCACAATCAATAGGTAGAGGTGAATTTTCAAATTTCATAAAAGATGCCAGTGAGTATCAAAGATTATCAAAAGCTTATGATAACACTATGACTTTCTTGAAAGAAAAAGGTGCAGAAGATAAATTTAATACTACTGGCTTATTTAGTAAGTACCCTGACATCAATAAAAAAGACTACAATGACGCGGTTCATTACTTTGACTACTATGGTAAATCTTATTTATTCTTTGAAGAACAAATAAGGAAAGGTGGTAAAATGCCAATAACATCGGCAATTGAAATTGAAGGAAAATGGTATATTGTTGGTGGTAATAGAAGAATGAGTTTTTATGTATTAAGTGGTATAGACCCAGTGATATGGCTTACTAAGCTTTAATAAACGAAAAAGACTAACCTATGTTAGTCTTTTTTTATTTCTCATCTCTTTTAGTCATCGCATTTTTAATCAAATCATTTAGATCTCGATTATTAGTAATCAATCCCTCTGAAGATGTATCTGCTTGACTTTCTGCCTCAGCTTGTTTAACTTCAGGATTTTCTATTTCATTATAACCTAAGTCTTTTCTTAATGTTTTATAGAACTTCTCTAATTCAGTTCTTTGATTTGATAAAAACTTACCATTCTCTCTAATCTGACCAATTGTTTGATTGACAACTTCATGCATTCTTGCAGCGTTATCACCATTATCAACTTGTCTCAGTTGAGATAAGAAGTTTTTTCTAGTCATTTTTGATAAGAAAATTGCTTCAGCGTAAACCATAGCATCTTCTCTCATCTTATTTCTTATATAAGAATGCTCTTTTAATTTTGGTATATCACTTAAATATAAATCAACCAAAGATTCTAATACATCCATCGATTGTTGTGTAGCTACAGTTAAATCAGCATCATAATCATATATCTCAATTTCACCTAAATCAGGTAAATCTTCTGGCTTTGCTAAGTGTAGAGAAATGTCGAATTCCGAGTTTTCTGACTGGATTTGATCGAATTCATCTTGTAGTCTAATTCTTTGTTCTTCACTTTTTGACATAAGTAAACGGTTTTTTACAATATATAT